CCCATCTTCCGGCAGCTTGGGAATCTTCTCTTAAAGAAGTGTCAAAAAGTTCTTGATATTCTGGAGAATCGATTAAATGTTTTGCTTTTCTTCCGAATCTTACTGCTAATTCTGCGGTGTGAGTCGCTTGGATAATTTTTAATTTAGGATTTTTACCAATCATCCACGCTGGTAAGTAATTTGAAGCAAATTCTGACTTCGTATGCCTAGGGGGCATGTTAACAATTAGTCGATTTATTTCTCCATTAGCTAACTTATTAAATTTTTCAGAAATAATTTTGTGGTGATAACCAGAAATGAAATCGTCCCACATGAATTTCACGAAAGATAGAAAGTTATTGTGGCATCGTTTCTTATTTTCTAAACGATCAGCTTGTAAATAGGTTTTTAAGTACTCTTTTTGTTCGCCTTTTGGTAATTTTTTTAAAAAATTTTCATCAATTGTCTTCATATGAACCCGTTTGTAAAAGTCTTACCATGACTGTCTGAATTAAGCAATAAAGGGTAAACCTTGGGACCCCTTTTCTGTTTAAAGGGGGGTGGGCCCTCCCCAAATTCTGCCATGCAGAAATCGCATGGGGCCCGATCCCCCCATCGGGGTGGGCCCGCCCCGATGCCCTACCCCTGGGGGGTGGGCCCGCCCCGAGTTGCACGAGGTATGCAAAAATAACATAGGAGATTATAAGATTTAGCTTGACAGGATTTTATTGCGAGGCGATTTCTCGCCTCGCACAGTATAACTTATTGGGATAAGTTATTTGTTTAATTAGTTTGGACTAATTAAATTCTCATCATTGTATTGTTCTCGTGTAATTGGAATGCGTTGACCTAGTAAATCATTAACGAAGTAATGGTGAGTTCCATTTCGCCAATCATATTCCTTATACCAAGCATTATTACAATCTAATTTTTTCGGCTCGGTTATTTTTCCAAAGTGATTGATAGCTTGTTCACCAAACTTCTCAAACCAATCTCTTTCACAAGCCATTGAACACGCATTGCCACCAAGATAATAAAAAGAAGAACGTCGTCTAGTTTGATAAAACTTATTTCCTTTAGTTCCTCTTATTCTATCTTTAGTTCTATAAGTATGACACTTAACACCTTGACAATATTTTAAATCACTCATTAATGTACTGTCTTTCTTTTTTCTCTTTCAGCTTTGAAATTTTCAAAGTCTGGGTGTGTCGTCATCATCTGACTTATTTTATCTAGTGATAGTAAATGCATAACCCAATTCATTTCTTTCACATCTAAAGATTTAGCAACAATCTCAATTCTTTTAATTGCTTTCTCTAAATCTGGGGCAACTGCATTTACGAAAGCCACAGCCGAAAGTATTTTCGGCTGTAGATATTCTGGCAAATTATTCCAAAGTGATGCGTTTTTGGATTTCCAATAACCTTTAGGCATCTGCGCCCTTAACAGTTATCATACCAACTGCGTGTCGCCATTGGTTTCCTTTTTTATTTGGCTCGGCATCTAAATCCCAATAGATGAAATTATGCTGATTGTTTTTATCAACAAAAAATTTACCTACTGTATCGGAGTTAGGTTTATGCCATTGACCTTTACGAGTTATAATAGCCCCACCATTTTTAATTGGCTCACCATTATGAGATTTCGCAAAGTAAGTTATATAAAAAGTTTTAGGCAACTGATTGATTTTATTTTCAGAATCTAATTTCATCAGTTTCCTCACTTTCTACTTTCTTTATTTCTTCAACTTCAAACTGTCCAAATCTATTGAACAATTCATACGTTGTATTATCGCTGTCATTTAGATTACGAAGTGAAACTAAATACTCACTTGCTTTCTCTAAATTATCAGCAGATTTTATTACGTGATAAGCAGTAGGTATATTTTTATATTCAATAACCTCTACTATAAGGATTGTCTTATCCATTTTGCTTTCTCCTTTTTTGTTATACATACTGGGATATTATATTAAATATCCCAATATGTCAAGAAGAATTATTGTGTGGATTGTTGTTGATTGTATGCCTTGCGTAGAGCAATTTTTTGCTCTCTTGATATATTCTTATTCTTCATAGATTTTATTCTATCAGCAAGATTTTTTGGATTGTAAATAACTAAACCAGTTGAGTTAGTTCTAATTATTTCTGCGTCATTAACCGACAAGCCGAGTTCAGTACATAACTCAATCGCCTCGTCTAAATATTTATAACCTTTTAAACCAACTTTAATTTCTTTCATTTGATTTAAAACACTCTCAATCCATTTTTCGTGGCAAGTGATTAACTGTCCTTTCTTTTGTTGCCAAAACATCAAGACATCATATTCCTCTTTATTACAAGCAATAGACCTATCTCGGCAATATTCTCTACCGATTAAATCCAAGACATAATCATTGTTCCACTCTCTCGAATAGGAAGTTTGATTATCTCTACCACCATTAGTTCCAAGATACTTGTCATTAGCATCTTGCATTTTTGTTTGATATGGATTGCTTGGTTTATCTTTCATCTCAATATTAATATCTGGATTACAATTCTCTCGCCCTTTTAGTTCATCTCTAAAATAGGCATATCCAAAATCTTCCGACTTGGAATGTTCATCACCATTAATATTTCCATTTAGACGAAAATCAAAATGACTTTCAATATATTTGTCTTTCATTATTACTTTGTCATTTTCATCTCTATCTTCTACTTGACCATTATATCCAAAATGAAAGCAACTATCTTTCGCAATAGTATCTACATTTTGAAACTTGTTTTGTAGATGATATGCCATTTTGACATCTTCTGGTGTGTAGTGTCGTCTAACTATTTGTTCAGCAAGTTCCCAAGTCTTATCTTGCAAAGGTTTCATTTCTTCCCTTGCTTTTAGATATGCCTCTTTCTCTTGCGTGTTCTCTTGTTCCAAGTGTACTCGCATACGATTTGCGATTTTAGTTCTATACTCGGAATTTAGTCTTATTCTAGCCATTGTTTTTCCTTTCGTTAATTATTAGCATTATGGGATATTATAGTAATACCATTTATTTGTCAATTTATTTTTTGGGGTGGGCCCGCCCCATAAAGTACGAGCAAAAAATTTTCCCCTTGACATTTATAGGATAATATATTATATTATAATCTGATTAAATTAAGAATAAAAACTTAATATCACTATGAAGTGAGCTTGCAGTGGCAGTATAAAAACGCACTGCAAGCCACAGGAAGAAATTATGAATTATATAGAATGCACAATCTGTGGTTGTACGCCCAAGCCAGACGAGTGGTCGGGACAGGTGCAAGGAGTTTGCTTTGATTGTGGATAGTATTTGGTTCTACCCAGTAATGTTTATAGTCTGTATGGCTATACTTTATTTGAGTAGATATTAAAAAAATTTGCGATGATAATTCGGCTTCGGCTGGAGGATGGTAGCAAAGGCAAACGGCGCCTATTACTAATTAATGCTATAGCAATTATTTTGGGAAGAGGCGCCCTTGAGCCGAGATCTCAAGCGGGTGGGCCCGCCCATTAGTGTGGGAAGGTTCAAGCCTTGACAGCTCCGGGGATCTGGGATATAATAGGATTTAGAAAGAAGAGGTAAACATGTTCGAAAAACCAAAAAAGAAAAAAATAAAATGGCACGGCCAGACTGTGGTCCTGCCCTTCGATTGTTCAGTCTACCTGGACAAGGAAGTAGAAATCGCGAATCGATTCAGCGGTGAAAAAACTAAAATGCCGGGTTATGCTGCCAGCGTCTACGATACGATCATCGGGGCCGAACGATTTAAAGCTTATGAAGTTATGAGAGCCGGTCTCGACTGGTTCCGTAAGTACTTTCCCAAACAGTATATGGTGGTCCTTGACTAAGCGTGGCTGGTGGAGTTTAAAGATCCACGACTACCCAAACTATAAGCCCAATGATGCGGATCTTGATCATATCGCTGAAGCTATTAAACAGGGATATGATCAAGGTGAATTAATACAGGATGAAGAAGACAAACAATAAGAGCTCAAGCGCCCGAGCGGGTGGGCCCGCCCCTGAAGAGTCAGGGTTCAAGCCTTCAAGCTTGACAGGCTGCAAGCTCTGGGATATTATAAGATTATGAATAAGAAAGAAGCGAAAGCAATAACCGGCGGCCTGAGCGCACCGTCTAAGATGCCTGGTCCAGCGTACAACCTGCCGGCCAGTCAATGCATTACAGGATCTAAACTAGTCAACGTCCCGGGCTCAGTCTGCGCGGGCTGCTATGCCCTGAAGGGCCGGTATAGATTTCCCAACGTTAAGGAAGCAATGGCGCGACGCCTAGGCTCGATCACACATCCTGACTGGGTTCGCGCTATGGTTGTATTAATTGATAAGGCGCCATGGTTCAGGTGGCACGACTCTGGAGACCTGCAAGGCCCCGAGCATATTAAAAAAATTTTTGAAGTGTGCAAGCTTACACCGGAGACCAGGCACTGGCTCCCGACCCGGGAGACAGGAATGCTCAAGCTCATGGATCCGGACATAGTTCCGCCCAATTTAATTATTAGACTGTCAGGCCACATGATAGATGGAAACAATTCAACCTTCTGGCCGTGGACGAGCTCAGTGTCCAGTCAGGGCAAGACCTGCCCGGCGTTGGACCAGGGCAACAGCTGCCGCGACTGCCGCGCATGCTGGGACAGGAGCGTGAGCAATGTCACATATCCGAAACATTAGAATGGTTCTAAACTACAATGGAAATGGAGAGATCGTAGATCCCGGAGGTCTCAAGCCTACAAGCGCTCGAGCACGCGCGCGCAAGACTTCAAGCCACAAGCCAAGGGCTCAAGCCGGGTCCCTGAGTCCACAAGCTCTAAGATCCGGGAACCAGGGTACAAGCGTACAAGCTGGTCCAGGGCACAAGCTACAAGGATGAAAGTATTTTTTTTATGCTTAATATGAAAAGAAATCTGGTGAGGTGAGAACCTCACTTTGTATTCATTTGTATTCTTTAATTCAACAGTGAAAAAGTTCCCAGAAGGAGCATAGCCCAATAGATCAGGAGTGCCAAATAAAGCCCAGTTTTCCAGTCTGGTCCATGCAATTGCGGGAGTTTCATCTTTTAATTTCTTCCAAAGTTTTCGCTCAGGAAGTTTTGAAATTGTCCTAGAATTCAAGAATACCCGAACTGTTATAATTTACCAATAATTTTACTCATACGAGCTCTTTCTGGTTCGGCTACGAGTACCAATCTATGGGTCTCTCGGTCGCCAATAAGTTTATTTTCTAACAGATTAATCTCCCTAATATCCATCATCGTTCCATTAGGTAATTGAATCTGAACCCTTGCATTCCCACTTGTTGGGCTTACAAAAAACTTATCCAAAGCTTGTCTGAATGACTTTCCGTTTAACATTCTAGTTTGCAATATACAAGAAATATTATATAGTTGCAACATTATGGGATTACCCAAAGTATTAACACCCAAACAGATGAAGTTCGCACAGCTATTAGTCTACGGCGTTGATGGGAGTCCTGTAACTAAAACTGAGGCAGCGAAACTAGCAGGATTCGAAGTAGGAGAGAATACTCGAAACTTTTCTAGACTAACTAACCCAAAGTATTTCCCATTAGTATGTGCTTACATCAATCAGCTACGAGAAGAAGTAAGGGAGAAATATGACATCACATTTGATAATCATATCACTGAGTTGGGTAAAATTAGGGACCAAGGTAAGAAGGATGGTAGAAATCTAGCCGCAGCTGCTACTACTGAAATAGCTAGAGGCAAAGCAGCTGGATTCTATATAGATCAAAAACTAATCCGTCATGGTAAAATTGAGGATATGAATCTCAATGAACTATATGATAAAATGAAGACCATTAAGGAGCGTAATGAGAGAATACTGGATGCGCAACAACTATTGGAGCGAGGAAATGCCAAACAAAAAGAAGAAAAACAAAAAGAAAAATCTCAAGAAGAAAAAGAAAAGAAAAGCAGCAAAGAAGAAAAAGAAACGTTAGACGTTTAATTTTTCCATCTTTGTAATGCACCCGATAGGATAAATATTCCTATCTGAAAAGACAGCCTCTTTCTCATCGTAGCTAGCGAAAGTGTATAAGAATTTCTTTGTCTTTTTGTAAACGTATCCGTAGCTTACCATTCTCGAAGCTTCGAAATTATCAAATTCTTCACACGTCGCATGACCACCATCAGCCGTGATATCAATCCAATTAATCTTATAGAAGTAGTACTTCTTCTTCGCGATAAAAACATGTTTATATTTTGATTTTTTTCTTCTCATAATACTGTATACCCTCCTCACAATAAATCATAAATAAAAAAACACAATTCATGTGCGCGCGTCCCTTAAGTTGTTGGTATTGCTAGCTTTTTGTATCAAT